AGCACCTAACCTTAAACAAGTTTTTGTAACTCTCCAGTTGTTTAATATATTATCAGGTCTTTCCCATTTACCACTTTCATCGTGTACTAATAAGTTAAGTTTTTCTCCATCATAACTATTGTCACCTGTGTTTTTCCAATCAATAGTAGTATCAAGTCCAACCAAGTTTTCCTGCTTTTCGTTTGCAGTAATTTTTTTACGTGTAAACTTACTCGCAGGCACACGGTAAGCAAGCTCAGACTTAGGTCTATCCATACCGTCTTGTATTGGTTTAAAAAAGAAAGGATAGTTGACTGATATTGGAACAACTTTGTCTGTAAACATTTTTTTTGCATCATTACCAGTTTTAGATAATATACCATACCTACTATCACTTGCAAGTGTTGCCAAATTAACTGTTTCAGCTGACGACATAAAACTAAAGCCAGATCTACGATTTTTAAGGTAACATATACCATAACATCTATTATCAGCTTTACAAGCTTCCCAGAATATATAAAATAATCTATTAGCTTCTCTAAAGTTTGGCGCACCTACATCTATTTTACTCCATTGTAAATACATATAGTGAGCGCCCGTTATGTAAGTTGGTTTGTTATTGTTTAAAAACCAAAAACCCTCTTCTCTACGTTTAAACTCTTCGTCTATGTAATCGTACCACTTTGGCTTAAGTTCTTCAGGGTAGCTTCTCCAATCAAAAATACTTTTTAATTTAGAAAGCTCTAAAGGTTGTTTTATTTTTTCCCACTTATTTTTTGGCAGTCTATATACTTGCACGGGCACAAGTGGTAAAGCAATGCGCAAGTTTTGGATTTCAAGTATTTCGCCAATTTTACCAGTTTTTGATATAACGATAATATCATGTTCTTTATCATATCCATATTTCCATTTTTTACCACGATTTAAACGTGTGATTGTTGTTTTCTTTATAGGTTCTATAACCTTAACTAAATCCTGCTCGTACATTATTTAGATCTACCTTCTGCAAAACCTTTAAAACTAACTTCTTGTTTTTCTACGGTTTTATTGTTTAATAAATTTTCTTCTTCTTGTATACGATTTAAAATTTCAAAAGCATCGAATATGGCTAGCTTTTTAGTAGCGGCGGCGTTTTTAAGTCTATCAGCACTAACGTCGTCTTCAGTGTTAGTTATAATTTTTTCTCTAGCAACATTAATTAATTCTTCAACCGCTCTGTGCCCAGCTTGGATTATAAGCTTCTTCGTTTCCTTGATATTCATATTTAATTGTAATAAATTTATTCATAACTCTGTATAAACGTTTACCGTCTATAATAAACTCGTAAGTTGAAAAAGGTGTAAAACCTACAAGCTCACCAACTTTATTTGTACCGTCAGTGTATTCAACTATACCTATACACTTTTCTTCTTCTCCTGGCTTTAGCTTGTTTCTTTGTTTAATTGGTTTTACAAAGCAATATCCTTTTACAGCTTTCCACTCCCAATATCTTTTATATAAAAATATTTGATCTTGCTTTACTAGGTATGTATTTTCGTTAAAAAAACTTCTACTATTTCTTTCTCTACCTTTCATATCATGCCAACGTCTAAAAACATTGTGATGAACTATAATAGTGTCGTTAGGTTTTATTTCTGTTTCAAAAGCTGTAGGCACAGACTTAACAATAGCTTCCCTGTTAACAAACTGGTGATTATATATTTCTGTGTTTATTATAAGATCTTTATCACCAACTTTAGTAACGTTGTTATATCTGTTTCCTTTTGGCTCTATAACAAAGTCAAAAGGCGCTTTCATTAATACTCTAAATTATATTCTACAGACACTGCCATGTTTTTATTAAAGTCTTTCCAAGGTAGTACGTCTTTATTTTTCTTTATGTAAATAGAATATTTGTCTTGCTCTTCTAATATGTTACATATAGTATGACCACCATAAACGTCTTGACCTACAGCATAGTGCATAGCGTTTTCTTTGTAGTCTTTACCTACAGTAATTTTTCTAATTATTTTCATTATATTTTATTGTTCCATCAGAAATATTAACATCATCAGTACCGTAACTTTCTTTAAAGTTAGACTGCATCAAAGCTAACTCATCATTTTTACCAGCTATATGATGTAGCAATTGGTGTATATTACTCTGTAACATACCTATTTGCATTTGAGCTTTGTTTATTATATTTACTGTGTCTTGTAATTTATTTAATTCTTCGTTACTAATTTTTGTAGGCTTACTAGCCTTTTTTGTTTTTGCCATTTTATTTAATTTAATTAATTGTTTATTTTATGCTCCAGCGTTTGTAGTGCTAAACCTAGGTGCGTTACTTCCTGAACCAAATGTACCTACAAAACCATTTATTCTGTCTGTTACAGTGGTACCTGTTCCTTCGTTAAAAGTCCAGTGTGCTATAATAGTACCAACCGTATCTACGTTTGTTTGATCTGACGTGCCGCTATTGTAAAGAGTTGTAACTTCACTAGATGATAAAACAGTTGAATATACAGCAAAGTCGTCTAAAAAACCGTTAAAATCAGCATTACCATTAAAAGAAGTACCAGACAAAAACTCTACTCCCCCCGCGCCACTTTGACCAAGCGTACCATCAGCGGTATCATCAAAGTCTCCTGCTATTTCTACCGTTCCTAAACTTACTGTATCTGCTAACTCTGCGTCTATATAAACTTTCATTTCATTAGCGCTACCCTTGTCCCAAGTACAAACTATATGGTGAAAATTACCATCACCTTCGTGAGTTAAACCTGTGGCGCTTTCAGCCGTCTTTTGAGCGCCACCTCCTCTCCACGTTAATACGTACTTGTGAGTAACATTGTGTTTGTATTGAATATTTATTCTGTTATCATCATCTATATAAAAATCCCAAAGCTGTCCATTAGCACCTGTTGTATTTAATCTCGCCCATACTGATACAGAACCAGAGACTTTGAAGTTACCTTCACTGGCAGATAATTTTTCTTGAAAATTAGCAGTAGTAAAATCTACTTCGTCATTACTACCATCAAAAGACAAAGAGTGATTTGTACCAAAGTCTTCGCCTAAAGAAGATACAGAAGTTAAGCTATTACCTAATCCTAACATTATATGCCTACGTAAGCTATTACGCCTCCAGTAGCTAATTGAAAGCCTGTCCATCTGCCGTATATAGTAACACCTTTTGGAAACGTTTCGCCGTCTACTGCGACACCGCCGTCAGCATCTATATCTGTACTAGCTCCGTCTGAACTAGGAAAGTTTTGTGAATCTGCTGGTACTAAACCTGTAGCGCCAGTGTTAAAAGTTGTGTCTTCTAAAAATGTTATCGCTACAAAAACTTTTGTTATACGGTTAGTATTACCAGCCGGTGTAGCGTTAGTATCATCTCCGCCAATTAATGTCACCGCGTTCGTACCTCTTACGTGTATACTACCTAATTGACCAAATGCGTAATCTGTTGGATCTTTAAATGCCATAATTTATTTTTTTACTTTTTCTAGTGATCTACCGCCAAAATAAGCACCAATCACTGTTATTAATACTAATTGTAATAAGT